CGGCGAATGTCGTGACGAGACCCGGTTCAGTTTCATTAGTCGGGCTGTCAGTTACTCTCAGCTTCTTCTCACCAGTCCTAAATCTTAGGGCGCCGTCTGACGGTACTCTGAATCGAGCATAAGCTCTTCCATCTGTGCCGGCACGAAGCGTCCCGCCCTCAGCCGCGGTGTTAGCAAAAGAGCTGTTCGTCGGAGTAACGTACGCAGTTACGTCAGTGTCGTCGAAGAAACTGTACAGCTTAGCATTAGGCTTCACACCGACGATTGACAGATTGATGACTCTCGATCGCATGAATGGTTGGATGGTAACATCGGTGATGCGCGGGCCGAGATTAGTAGTCCTAGTGACTGGAACTACTTGGCGATTGACGCCGGCACGAACTTGGTCCTGTGTCTCGATTTCACCTATCCACTGAAGACCATTATCTAGAGCAAATTCTCTAGCAGTGACGCCTCTTGCCGCCGCCTGATTAAACGCGTCGAGCGTCGCGCCGCCGCTCGTCCATCCGGCAGTACCGTTATTCCAGTTTAGCGTCTCGATTCTTCGCGAAGCAGCTACAGTATCCCAGCTACCCCACTCGGTGCCAAAGACGTTATTATTTAAGCCGCGGGCAATACCATCGGAGAACAGATCCTGATTGACCGTTACATCGGGACGCTGAGTCGTATCTACCCAGTAATCGTTGTCTGGATTGAGAACAACGCGACCTTCCCAGGTATAGAATAGACCGGTAGCGTTTCGAGTAGTAGTTGCGAACGGTTGATTAACGACAATTTCGTGTGTGTACGGCAGAGTAAGTATGTCGCCCGGTGTCGTCGTCGAGACGGATGATATAGTCGACGTAGCTCCAGAAGTACCGCCGACTGCTGTGGATCCGGCAGAGAAATTTCCAGTAGCAGCTTCTACGTATAGCCTATTATTGACCTTGTACCGAAGAGTCGCTGTAGTCCCACCGGCGGTCACAACCTCCCCGTTAGAGAAGTTTTGAGCGCTGTTCGAGACAAAGATGGTCTGATCACGAGACACACCGCCGACCGTAAAGTTAGTTCGCACCGTGCTCGAGGAGTTGGCTGCGTTGAAGAAGAGCTCGGCGTTATCGAGCTTAAAAGTCGGACGTGCCTCACCCGTCAGCTTATCTATACTGATCTTATAATCTAAATTTCGAACGTCGCCGATGTTGTGGCCAGAAAACTTGTCGACTACGATTCCGTTCTTAAACCGATTGAGACCACTTGAGTCAGGTATCTCAAGATTCTTAGTTGCAGACTCCATGATGTTGAGCGTGGTGTAGTACTCTAGGTTCTCGATACGCGTCTGAAGAGTCGCGATGTCGCGCATAGTATACCGAGGATTTCTTACTGGAGTGACCTTAGCCGCCAGGTCGTATCTATCAACCGTCTTAGCTACATCTTGAGAGATCGAAGGATACGGCACGATTTGGATTGTCGCAAGCGTCATAGCATCTTTCGGCTCGTCTGGAGTCATTGGCACTAGGTTTGGCGTACCGCGTATAGCTGTAAAAATGCCATTCCTATCTAGCACCACGCGATCTCGACGGCTCAGGTAGTAGTCCAAATCGGCAGTGAAGTCGGTGGCTGGGTATGCAAACCTCAGGCCGCCGGAGGGCTGGTCGATGGATGTCGAGGTGAGGGGATTGATCGAGATGTTTGTTAGAGTAGTTACGCTATTTGCAGTATCAGTGGTCCTAGGGCGAATGTCGATCGCATTCCTAAGATCGAATATTCCGATCTTTGATGGAGACGTATATATTGGTATCTCATAAGTAAAGATCTTTGTCGTATCGCTACCAGCCGTTGAGTCATTGACCGGATATGAATCGACTGAGAAGTAACCGACTCCAGTTGAGTAGCTGTGAGTGAAGTAATCAAACTTGACTAGAAGACGATCACCGGAAGTTATCGATAGACTGCTAGTCGGCTTCTTAACGAGACGCGCGTGGTCGTAGTAGCTGTCGCGCATACCGGTATCTAGAGTAAAGTCTGAAGTTACGTCGCTGCCGTCGGACACGGCCGAGAAGTTTGAGCCACTCTTCTTTCTAACCGAGACGAGCTTGAAGCCGTCAGACAGACCGAGAGGCCACGGGCCAGTAGTGTTGGCTACATACGAAGTACCTCCGCCAGATCCTACGCGAACCTGCACAAAGCGATTGCGATTGACTGTTTTCGAGGCTTCTTGCGCATCCACTTTAGTGAGCCGTGCGACTGCAGTAGCCGTTAGTGAGGACGGAGAGTTTATCGTTTCGTTGATATTTAAAGTAGTCGTTGTAGTTGACGGTACGGAAACGGACCTCGCGCCATTCCTACCATACCCACCAAAGTCGAGGACCTGACCCTGCTTAAACTGCTTAAAGAAGCCCTTGCCAGAGAGGCCCGAGCCGCTCACGCTATTGATCGGATTAAGAACCTTTAGAGAAGTGTTATTCGTGACTTCGGTGACCAGGTGCGTGTTTGAGTATCCTACAATCTGTATAAGATCGCCTGCATTTACCTGAGTAGTGAAGGTAGTCGAGCTGCCAGTGACGGTGTTTGAAGAGGCGGTCGTTGAGACTGTACCCGTAAGAGTCGAGGTGTTCGCCGACCCACGCAGAACTACATAGAATTGACGAGCTGCGGAGTCACTGAGCACGCCCGATCCAGAGAATGTCTCGTCGGCTGCAGCGGTATTGATCGATGCTTGACCCGCTGAGTTGAACGTGACGTCGAACGACTTATAGAAGGTGAAGTCTGTCGCGGATGTGCCGGACGTGCCTCTTATGCGCTTGAGCGCTCTCGCAGGAATGTTGAACACGGCTATGTCAAAGCCCGCGTCGGTGACGCTCGCGTTCGTGCCTGTGGCTCCTAGGACGTCGGCCTTTCCGTTCGCAGCGCCGGACGTACCGGCCCACGCGATGGACTGAACGTTGCTGAAGCTCTTACCGGCGTTCATCTTGATGTCGGTCAGGTACGCCTTGTACTGCGCCGACGGCAGACCTGGAGTTCCGCTGTAATACTCGAAGCCTCGCACGCGAGCCGTGCCGATGGACGCGCCCGGGAAGCTCGTAAGAGAGTAGTTCCTAGTGGTGATCGAGTTTGCCTGAGTGTCTCTGAGAGTGATCGCGGTCTGATAGTTAAGGTCCCACTGTCCAGACACGTTGTCGACCGTGACGTAGTTGCCGTAGTCAGAGATGATCGTGACGTCCTGCGCAGACTTATAGTTGATCGCCTTCTCTATCGGTACAATGGAGGTGACGATCTTCTCGATGTCGTACCCCTGCACGTACGCCTTGCCTGGCTCGATCTGTACAGAGATGAGGTTGGTGTTTCCTCCGGACGCAGCGGTGTACGTACCGCCGTTGTTTCCAGAGAGGAGGTGCTCCTTGAGGCGAACGTCGAGCCCGCGGACAATGAAATCTCCGGACTGCTCGTAAGTCCTCTTAGCCATGTAGTCGCGTATCGTGGAGTACTCAGGCTTGTCGGACAGGCTCTGCAGAACTCCGTTCTTGACCTGTAGGACCTCGACGAAGTTGTTGGTCGACGTGGCGGTGAGCGTCTTCTTAGCGAGCGTCGGAGTGAGCTTGAGCCTAGCCGCACCAGGCGCCGAGTAGTTATAGGAGCCGGACGCTGGGTCGAGGAGCGTCGCGTCGCTCGTCTCGGTGACGATGTCCTCAGTGATATCGTAGCCAACTCTGTACGAGCTGTTGGCGGAGTACTTCTCGAGTACCAGAGTCTGCTCGTTGAATCGAATGAAGTGGTCCTTGGCGAACATGATGCCGGAGGACACGGTGACCGCACTGCCGTAGCCAGTCGCCGCACCCTGCGTCGACTTGATGGTGTTGGCCGAGAGGCTACCCGTCGTGCTCGTGAGTATCTCGTTGTTAGAGAAGAACCTGCGCCCAGCAGTGTTGGCCGCAGTGTACTTAACGAAGATAGTCTTAAAGTTCGGAGTGTTGGCCTCGGACCCATCGTTCACGTTGACGACGATGGCTTGGACTCCAGACGTCCCACCCTTGACCGTCTTGTTTAAGAACGAGTAGACGTTGACGGCCGCACCAGTCGAGGTGTTGTTCCTAAGCTTGACGTAAGCGTACGACTGATCGTAGTTAACCTCGCAGCCTCGGACCGAGCTGCCCTCCTTGAAGATGTGCTCGGCGAAGCGGTCGATCTGATTCTGCAGGATCGACTGCATCTGCGTGAGCTCGCGCGCCTGGACCGCAAGGCCTGGGCGAAACAGAATGCGGTGGAAGTTCTTCGACTCGTCGAAGTCATCGTAGTACGGCGTGACGTTCAGGTCGGTCGAGAGCGTCGTCGTATTAGCTTCTGCTACCATTAGAATTTAACCACTAGCTTGATGTCCTCGACTTGATACTGGCTACGCGTGATGGCGGTTCTATTCTCAGTATATATTACGTCTCCGGTGTACTCTCTCACCGCCGGTCGCGAAGCGACGTTGATTGTTGCAACCTTTCCTGAGGTGGCGCCCGTGACGACCTCGCCCGATTGAAAGAATCCACCGGTGCCAGTGGTAGTCACTCGAGCAAGACGCATCAGGCCCTTCGTGTGGCTTGCATTTGTGTTGGCAAAGTATACGAGCCGCCCCTTGACTCCAGAAGTACCACCGGTTATTATCTCGTCGGCTGTAAAGTCTTTGGTAGCACCAAAGACCGATAGGCGAGTGCACTGATCGATGACCGACGCGTTAGCGGCTGACCCGACACGCAGCTTTGGATCTCTTAAGAGTCCAACTATCCTGAAGTCGTTGTTCGACGGGAAGGTATTCGACTCGATTCCGGTGAGTCGAACGTTCAGTAGAAGATTGGACGCTCCAAGCTCGGACACAGGGTCGGAGCCGTGCCCGCCCGGAGGAGATATGATCGGCGTGGCCGTGGCTCCAGAACCAGAGTTGGCTGAGATCGTCACGTTTGCCGTCGCGTAGTTGAGTCCTCGAGAAATAATCGTGATCTTTCGCACCTGGCCGCTAACGGAGTTTGAGACGTACGCAGTCGCTCGATTAGTAGTAGTCGAGCCAGAGTCGCCCTGAATGATTACGTTTGGCGCAACGATGTATGTGGTCGAAGTGTTCGGTGTAGTCGTGAATGCGCCGTTGACCGTGATCGTTCGAGTCGAGCCGACGTATCGAGTGACTCGGCGAAGCTGCCCGGCGCCGAGGCCGGCAGATAGGTAGATCGTCGACTTGACGTAGATCGCGTCCTCGCTTCGCGCGTTCGTGTTGAGAATCATCGTAGTCGCATTGGTCACAGTCGAGAATGTATTAGAAGTCGAGAGGTATCCCGACCCATTCGCCGTCACGCTTATATGATCGATCGCTCCATTGGAGGCAGCTTGCTGAACGCTGTACTGAGCGCTGCCGTCGTTTGCCGTTAGAGTCTTTACGGGAATGTGGCTAGTGATGAGAAACTTATCGCGATCCGCGGTAGATATTGAGTACATAAACTTCCAGCGATAGTTGTCAGCGGTAGTGACGATCGAAGTTCCGGTATGCGTCGGCTTTACGGTCGATTGACCGTTGCGATTATTATCGATGCATTTATAGACATAGTTGTCTGACGTAAGTACGTAGAAGGTGGTGTTGGATGTAGCAGTGGTGGAAGTTGGAAAAAGAGATGCGTCAGTGTCGTCGTACTGCTTATAGACTGTCCCAGTCGTCCAGTCGTACCGAAGGGCGATGTGAGAGACGTCGGATGTTTGGACTCGCTTCATCGCGATCATGTCGCGGTACACGTCAAACTCGGTGCTCTGAACGGAGTCTGACGGTGTCGGCGGGCTTGCTTCGCTAGTAAACGACGTCGGCCGACCGATGTACACGTAGTACCTAGTCGGAGCCGCCTCGCTGAACGACTCGAGAAGTTGATCGGCGTTGTGTAATCTAAACTTCTTAGTGATTATACCGGGCATGCCCTCGCTCACTCCTGAATAGATTATTTATGGCAGATACTTGAAGGTTGCGTTCGAAGCGACCGGCACGTAAGGCGTGCGGAGTGTGAATATTGTGTTAGAGAAGATCGTATTGACTTGGAAGTTGGTCGTGTTCGATGTCGCGCTACTGACCGGCGTGATGCGAATGAACGATCCAGAACCCGTGGAGCTGATCGATCCGGTGGTGGCTTTAAGCAGGCCGTTCGCGAACTGAGACGTACCCTTGATCGCTCTGACGAGTCGGGCCGAGCCGTCAAACACGCCGGCAGTAACGTTTGCATAGAGGCGAACAAAGACGGACGAGTACGGCGTGATCGTCGAGTTTGCAAACTCGGCGCTAATGAAGACGTTTCCGAACAGTCCGGTATTCGCACCCCACAGTACGAACACATCCTCGATGTCCGACACGAGAGAGACCGAGGTGTTGCTGAAATCAAACGTGCTGGGTATCTCATAGAAACCAAAGAACTTCGTTCCCGCCGGGTGCAAGACTCTCTTTAAAACGTCTACGTAGCGGTCGACTAGCTCGCTGACTCTGATGACGTAGGAATACTCTTGGTAGAAGTCGCCGTCCTGCAAG